AGCTAGTATACTAGTATAAGACTATACTAGTAAGACTATACTAGTAAGACTAGTAAGACTAGTAAGACTAGTACTAGGTGTCCTTACACCCCAAAGGGGTTCCAGGACATAGTATGGTTCTTACTGGTAATCTGTAGTAATCTGTATGTATTATCTTTCCTGATCATCCTGATCATCCTGATCGAAATAGTATTTCCCTCGTATTTTCCTAGTATTGAACTTTCTGTTAAACGCCCCATCTACGTCAAGGTGCTTATTAAGGCACTCCTGTCCCTGACACACAAGGAGTTCTGTTGACTAAAGTTATCCTGACGGATATTACCACTGGGTATGGCTCAACGACTAAGTTGAACGCTAACTTTGATCTTATTCAAGACGAGTTCGACAACACCCTATCCAGGGACGGGTCTACTCCGAACGGCATGCTTGCTAATCTGGATATGAACTCCCAGAGGATTCTGAATCTCCCCTCTGCTACCTCAAACACAGAGCCTGTTACGTACGCCCAGTTCTCCTCGGCTCTGGGCACCCTGTCAGCGCAAGGCTACCTGATCGAGGAGCAGACCGCAACGGCTGCTCAGACCGTATTCACCCTTGCAGGGATCACGTACACCCCCGGTTCGGGGAACCTGGGGGTTTACATCAACGGGGTCCGACAGCACCCTGCTGTGTACTCTCAAACGTCTTCCTCAGTGGTCACGTTCAGCTCTCCCGGAGCTTTCGTAGGAGACAAGGTTCTGTTCGAGGTGCTCTCCCTGACAGAAAGCGCGGACATCATCCCCAGCAATCTTGTTACTCATATCTCTGCTGGTTCAGGCGCTGTGGCTACCACAGCCAGAGAGAAATTCCGAGAGACAGTCTCCGTGAAGGACTTCGGAGCTATAGGGGATGGGTCAGCAGACGATTCTGGTCAAGTAGAGGCAGCTCTGACGTATCTAGCTGGAACAGGTAGAACGTTGTTCTTTCCAGCTGGGACGTACAAGTTCACCCGACAGCAGCTGTTCCACAGGGTACGCTGTATTGGTGATAACGCTATCCTGAAGTTCACAGGGCTTGGAGCCAGCACCGACTGTTTGATCCTTCAGGGCTCCACTAGAGAGTTTCCTCTTGAGTTATCTGGGTTCACGATTGACGCCAACAGCACAGGTAGAGACGCTCTCGTCTGCTCTGGCGGGAAATCAGGGAGCACTCAAGCAGACTTCCTGAAGATTTCTGGTGTTCTCATCAAGGGAGCAGTACGAGACGGTATTCATATCGAGCCATCTCTGGCAGCGAACTGGCTAGAGGATTTTCATCTCTCGGAAATCAGAGTGTATAACTCAGGTCGGCATGGGATCTGTATTATCCAGCCGAACCTTGCTACTACGTTTATTAACCAGGGACTATTCACGAACGTAGAGGTCCGTGGGTCGGGCCAAACCACTACAGGTTACGAAGTCTACGTCGAAGCTCAGGGGACTGTTTCAGGACAAAAAGTTTCTGAGCTGACGTTTGTGAACTGTGAGTTCGACGCATCAGGTGCTAGTACTCATGGTATTCACTCTGTGTACCTGAACATGACTGGTTCGGTCTCTGACCTCGACGGATGGGTATTCCTTGGCTGCACGTTCGAGGACGTAGGGAACGCAGTCCCCGGCAAGACCTACGCTATTGGTATCAGCACCAGCACCACTGTGAGAAACCCTCAGGTGATTGGTGGAGTGATGGCAAACTACACTGGTGTGATCGATACAGCGAAGATAAGCTCTGGTAGAGTCAGCATGTCTAGTGGTAATATCAATTTCGAGATGCTGGGCACAGATACGAAACTCCGATGGGGTAACGGAGCTACGGATACTATGGAGTGGGAGGAGGCGGGCTACCTCAAGACCACCTCAAGTTTTCAGGTGGCAGCACTGCGTGAGAAGCGCAGCGTGCTTACTGCCGCAGCCGGCGCAATCACGGTTGCGCGCGGCTTCAACAAGCACAACCTCACCGCCAACATCACGACGATCACGTTCCCAACGGGCACCGCGACGAACCTCGACGGCCAACTCGTCCGCATTCAGTTCACCCAAGACGCCACGGGCGGGCGCACGGTTGCAGGCTGGCCTGCCACCGTGCTGCTTGCAGGCGGTGCATTCACCCCTACTGCCACGGCGTACAAAACCTCGCACATCGAATTTATCTACGAGCGTGGCGAGGCGAGGTGGTACGAGGTGGCTCGGTCACTGAACATATGATGACTCGCGCCACCGACTCTCACCCGGTCTCTTACCAGGATGTATTTTGTATGACTCGCACCACTGACTGGCACTAAGGATATTTATATGAGTCTGACTATTCCTAAAGGTAGCTCCGCTCCGTATTACCAAGTCTCTGTACTTGAGTATGGAGCACGGGGAGATGGGGTCACTGACGACACTGCTGCTATTCAGGCAGCGATTACTGCTGGTGCAGGGAAGAAAGTGTACTTCCCAGCGGGAGTGTATGTTATCACCGGCACCCTGAGTGTCACCTCAGACGATACTCGTCTGGTAGGGGACGGTTCCGGTATCGCTAGGTACTCAACTTACGACGCAGGAGGAGGCACAGCTCTCCTGCAAACTACAGTCAACACGAGTTCTGTTCTGTTCCAGCCTGCCTCGTCTGCTACCCAGTATCTGTACGGAGCTGGGATTCAAGGGATCAGTATATCGTACTCGTCTGCTGCAGCTAACACTCAAACCAGCGGCACTGGTGTTACGTTCACCCGGTGTAACGGGTACGTGCTTGACGATGTGACGGTAAACGACGCATTCGAGTGTATCGCAGTCAAGGGTGGCTACGACGGTCGGCTGCACAACTTCCGCGTTACGGGCAACTACATTGATCGCGTAGGGTATCCGCCCAGCGGGTACAACGGGCTGGTTACGTTTAAGTCGTCCAGCTACGACGGCATATACCAGGGTTGTCAGGTCGTCGCCGTCTCGGACTTCACCGTCGTTCAGGGGAAGGTCCGCAACTACACGGTCATCATTGAGTCCGGTGACGGAATAAATTTTAGCAACGGGTACATCGGTAACGCAGTCGAGGCTAACGTACTGGTCCGCCCCACCGTGGACGGCACCAGTTCTTCCACGTGTGATTATGTGTCGGCCGTTGCTTTCTCGAACGTGTACATCGATGGCGTGCAGACGACCTCGACCACGACGCTGGGCGCCAAGCGGTGCGTGACCATCACCAACGCATCCGGCTCCTACCTTGCGGTCTACGACGTGACGTTTGGCTCGGGCTGCTATTTCGCCAACGCAGTGGAGGATTTGTTTGTCGTCGAGTACACCCGCACCAACGGGTGCCGGATCGCGATTGACGGGGCCACCCTGTCAAACGCCACAAACAACGGGATCGTCGTGGACGGCCCGAACGCGTCGAGTGCCGTAGACGTAATTTTGTCGGACAACTTCATCACGACCGTGGGGGAAGCTACCTATGGGGCAGTCAAGATCGGCGACGTTCGTTCGCTGGTTGTCACCGGGAACCACATCCTGACCACCGACGGCTGTGCGCTGTATTTGCTTGGCACAATCAACAACGGCATTGTCTCGAACAACTACAACAACAGCGTCCTGAGCGACGTGGTAAACGTGGCCTCGGTCACGGGCCGTCTGACGTTCTCCGGCAACGGCGGGGCGTACACCGGGGCAAACACCTGGAGGGGCTTTAACCCCGGCAACATCGCCAGTGCCTCGACTGACCGGCTTGACTGGTATCAGGAAGGCACGTTTACTCCGGCGTTGTCGTTCGGTGGTGGCACAACGGGCATCACTTACACATCGAGAACCGGAGACTATACTAGGATCGGAAACGTAGTATATGTCCGCGTGAACTTCTTGCTGTCAAGCAAGGGATCGGACGCAGGCCAAGTGTGGATCACCGCGATGCCGTACGCTGCTAGTAGCACAGGAACCGATTTCGCACTTTCAGTACGATTTACTTCTGTGACTTCTGGAGTGGGAGACACGATGATAACTGCAAGGGTTATTGCCTCTGGTACAACAATCTTTTTAGAAAAGTATGCTGCAGGCGCTCGCGTGGTACTGACAGAAGCGGACTTGACAAACACCACCGCCGTTACCGTCACCGGGATGTACTTCGTATGAGGCACATGGATCTTGCTCTTTTAGTTGGACTAGCTGGGTTCACTTTTATGTTCTGGAGTGCCCTTGCCTAGCCCAGCTAATACGAAGAATGCACCAAGGTTTGAGTTTAACCGCTTTCAGGAGATGTCACAGAGCGTGTCACCTGCTGCACCAGAAGTAACAGCACTGGCTGACGGATCGGTGTCTGATACAGAGTTTCTGTATTTAGACGGGCTTACTGGGAACATCCAGGTTCAGCTAGATGCTCTTGCATCTTCTGTCTCGTATAAGTCTAGCTTTCTTCTTATGGGGGGCTGAGTATCTGATGGCAACAGAGACACGCAAAGTACTGTTCCAGTCAGCTCCAGCATCAGGAGTGCTGACTTCAGCTTACGCTTCTGGCTTGAATCAAGTAGTGCTCAGCTCTCTTGTGATTTGTAACCAGGGAGGAACTGATTCTAAAGTCAGAGTAAGCATAGCTGTAGCTGCAGCAGCAGACACTGGAATGCAATACATTATCTATGATGATCCAGTGCAACCGTCAGAGACTAAAGCTTACACACTTGGAATTACTTTGAACTCTACTGATGTTATCAGAGTCTACAGTTCTGCTGGCGTAGTTAGCTTTAACGCCTTCGGGGTAGAGATCCAATGAGCATTAATACTAACAAGATAGAAACTGGACAAAAAACAGCAGCTAGGAGTGCTCCGGTTGTTCTTGCTGTGGATCAGCCAAGAACACTTGCAGATATACAGAATCAAGAGATTCTAGAAAGTATTCTAGTAGAACTCAGAGTCCAGAGCGTTCTTCTTCAGGAAGCTTTTAGCATCCGAGATTCTTTGGAATCCCTCAGATCCGACTTGAACAAAGGAACAATATGATTACAGAAGGTAGAACAGGCCCACAAGTTAGTGGCGACGGTGTTATTTCCGCGCTCCGAGCTGGAAGAACAGGAGAACTGATTGTCTCAGAGCTTCAGGGCAGATACTATGAAGCTTCCCGTAGAGGCGGGATCTTTGGAGCTTCCTCACAAGCACTAGTGACAACTACGGTTGGCCTAGCTACTACATACACAGGACTTTGTGTAACTAACCCCATTGGCTCCTTGGTCTCCTTGGCTATGTTGAAAGCCACAGTCATGCAGTCTGTGATCCAAGCTGTGCAAGTTCAAGCTTTTGCTATTGCTGCAGGCTCGAACAAGGTTACGCAGGTTACACAAACTACTCCAATTACTCCTTACTCTACCTTGCTAGGCTCTGGTAACACTTCTGCAGCTCTGGCTGCCTCTGCAGTTACTCTTCCAACTGCCCCTGTGTATGCGGTGCCGCTTGGGAACACTGGAGCAGCCACTGTGAACAACACAGGCATTATAGTGGACCTTGGAGGAAGCATCGTGCTTCTTCCAGGCTCATACATAATGTTTGTTACTCCTACACAAGCTTCGGTTGCTGGTATGTGGTTCAGCATGATGTGGAGCGAACAAGCACTGTGAGTGATTTTCCCAGACTTAGGGACACTACTAATCGTAGACTTACTTCTGGTCTGTTCTATGAGTTTCGTACTCCAGCTGCGTCTCCAGTTTGGACTATTTCTAGTCAAGACCGGATCATGGATGGAGTGCTTTATCCAAGCTTTCACAGGCTGTACATAGAAACACTTGATCCCACTGATATCAGTTTTGTGGATAAGTACTTGCACCGTGATCTTGAGCACTTTGAGTTAATCTGCAGCAACCCTAAACTCAAGTTTAATATAGATCATTGGAGAGAAGAGGTAGCACTGAGACTGCAGAGCATAGCACTTAAGAGACTGACAGCAGCAGCACCAACTTCTCAAAAGGACGCACTGCAAGCTGCTAAGTATCTTGGTTCAAGGGCATGGGAGGGAACTAGAGCTGCCAGAGGAAGGCCTAAAAAGCAGCAGGTGGCTGTGCCAGATGATGTTTCAGATGATTTCCAACGAGTTCAGCAAGCACTTACAGTAGTACAAGGCGGAAAGGTATGAATCTCACTCTGCCTAAGTTATCAGCAAGAATAGTACAGGGGGTTAGGTTGGGGCCGGAAACTGAAATTTTGTATGATCTCTTGAAAGAAGCTAGAGATGATATCAAAGCTGCACTTGCAAGTACTACAGCAGCTGATATTGAGCGTACTGCACTTTTAGAAAAAGTCTGTGAGATCAGCAATAAGCTTGACAAGCATCTGGAATTTCATTCTACTCATAAACAAGGAATCGTAGGTAATCTAGTTGAACTAATTAAAGCCCAGCCTTTGTTTATGGCGTTTTTTGCATTGATCACATTAGTGTTTGGTGCGTCTGGTGTAGTAGAAGTAATTCAAGCTTTTAAAGAGTTCATGTAAGAGCATTAATCATTATCGTAGACTGGTTACCAGCAAAGGAGATTCAATGAGTGGCGACGGCAAGAAAACAAATCACTGGTGGGCACGCATCATCAGCAAAAACAACGCAAAGCAGATCAGTACGCACGTAGGTGGCGCTGCGATCCTCGTTGGGGGTGTATTGCAAACTGCGCCTAACCCGTGGGCACAGATTGCCGGCATGATCCTGATCGGTCTTGGCGGTACAGGTGTAGGACATAATGACGACTGAGTGGAAATGGCCTAACTTCCTGCCGCACGAACTGTCGTGCAAGCACTGCGGTGCGTACGGCATGGACGACGGCACAATGGACCGGCTGCAGGCACTGCGCACTGAGTGGGGCCGATCAATGCAGATCAATTCAGGTTATCGCTGTAAGCAGCACCCGATTGAGGCGGCAAAGGCGCAGCCCGGTGGGCATGCTTCGGGACGCGCAGTTGATGTTGCCTTGGTGCCAGGACTTCGTAGCCGCTTCTTGTCAATTGCAAAGCGGCACGGGTTCACAGGCGTTGGCGTCGCCAAGACATACGTTCACATTGACGACTTGCAGCCTGGCGAGTTCAACAAGCGTCGCCCAGCAAAGTGGACGTATCCATGAGCACGCTAACGGAATAAACCGGAATAAACCGGAACAAACCGGAATAAACCGGAATCAAAATCAAGTAGCAATTAGGAGGATACATGCTTCTTTTCTTGGATCAGGACACAGCAGCTAACGGCCCCACTAACGCTGGGGTGTTTCTTCAAGGGGCCAGCGTATGGCTAGTTACTGTGGACCTAGCAGCTACAGGCACGTTCACTCTGGAGGTACTTGGTGACTCAGGCGACTGGATTGCTATGCCTAACACAAGTACTACTTCTGCTGATACAGTTTACACTGTGAACCTTCAGGGAGTTTTCGTAAGAGGCGTTCTTTCCGGTGTGCTTGGGACACCACAGTGTACTGCTCATATCACACCGATTAGTTAACTTGAAGGCAGCTAGGAACCAGAAAGAAGAAATCAGGGCTGCCGCTGAGTCATCCCTTCTTGTGTTTGCACGTCTTATTAATCCTAAGCGGATCTATGGTGCTGTGCATGAAGAGCTGTTCCATTGGTGGACTAGAGCGGATGCTCAAGATAACCAACTAGTTCTGCTTCCTAGAGATCACCAGAAGTCTCACTGTGCTGCAGTACGTGCCTTGTGGGAGCTTACTAAAGATCCTACTCACACGATCTTGTATATCTCGGCTACAGCTGACCTTGCAGAGAAACAACTGTACGCTATTAAAAGCATGATGCAGTCAGAGATCTATACTAGATACTGGCCGGAGATGCTGCACAGGGATGAGGGTAAGAGGTCTAGGTGGACTACTGATGAGATCATCGTAGACAGCCCTAAGCGCACAGTGGAGATGATTCGGGATCCAAGCATTAAGGCTTCAGGAATCACTGCGAACGTAACAGGGTTCCATGCAACTCTTGTGTTCCTGGATGATCTGGTAGTTCCTCGTAATGCATACACAGAGGAAGGAAGGAACAGTGTGGCAGCCTTGTATTCACAGCTAGCTAGCATTGAAACTACAGGCGCTAAAGAGATTACAGTAGGGACTAGGTATCATCCGAATGATTTGTACAGTATGCAGATTGACATGCTGGAATCAGAGACTGACTCTGATGGAAACATAGTTAACGAGCAGAACGTGTACGAGGTGTTCGAGAAGGTAGTAGAAGTTAGTAATGAGTTCCTCTGGCCTAGAACTCAACGCTCTGACGGAAAGTGGTTCGGGTTTGACTCTAAAGAACTAGCTAGAAAGAAAGCTAAGTACGTAGGGGATCCTGCACAGTTCTGGGCTCAGTATTATAATAACCCTAACGCTCCTGGATCAGAGATGATCTCTAGAAGTAAATTCCAGTACTACGACAGGAAGCGTGTAGAAAGGAGAGATAGCAACTGGTGGATAGGAGACAAGCGAATGAACTTAGTAGCTGCTATCGACTTTGCTTTCTCTCTTAAAAAGAAAGCTGACTACACTAGCATTGTAGTAATCGGAGTTACTTCTGAGTGGCAGGTATATGTACTTGATATTGAACGATTCAAAACAGACATGATCTCTGGATACTGGGAGCATATATTCTCTTTGCATAACAAATGGCAGTTCAGGAAGCTGCGGGCCGAGATGACTGTGGCGCAGTCTGTGATTGTTCAGGATCTTAAGCAAAGCTATATTGTCCCACTAGGGCTAGCTATCAGTATTGATGAGTTCTATCCAACACGCCACCAAGGCTCTAAAGAAGAACGCATTAGTGCCACTCTGGAACCTAAGTACCATAACCAACAGATGTGGCATTACCAAGGAGGTAATTGCTCTCTGTTAGAAGAAGAACTAGTGCTAGCTCGGCCTCCTCATGACGACATCAAAGACGCCTTGACTGCTGCTGTGTCCTGTGCTGTAGCACCTGCTAGAGCCTTCATTACTAACCTGAGACCTAAGGTTGTCTCTCATCCTAGATTCGGGGGAGTTTAATGACTGAGGTATTTCAGATAGATCAACTCCAAAAGGACGATCTTGCTATACAGATCGGCCTTAGGTGGCATGAGTACGATTCTGCTAGACAGGAGTGGAAGGACCAAAAGAAAGAGCTACGTGAGTACATCGTAGCTCTTGATACAAGGAAGACAAGTAATAGCTCTCTTCCTTGGAGGCACACTACCACAATTCCTAAGCTCACCCAGATTAGGGATAACTTGCACGCACAGTATATGGCTGCTTTGTTCCCTAATGACGACTGGCTTAGATGGGAAGCGCACAGCAAAGACGGGTTGAACAAGGATATCCGTGTAGCTATTCAGTTCTATATGAAAAGTAAAGTGCGCCGTGGGGATTTCAAGAAGACAGTCTCTGCTCTGGTGTACGACTATATTGACTTTGGGAACATTTTTGCTAGTGTTGATTACGTCCGTGATGTTCGTCCTACTGATGAAAAAGATCCTGATAGCCTGCCACAGATTTTGTATCAAGGCCCAAGGCTAGTCCGGGTGTCTCCTTACGATGTAGTGTTTGATCCGAACAGCTCTAATTTTGAACAAGGTTGGTACATACGCAGAGAGCTTAAGACACTAGGAGATCTTAAGAAAGATATCTCTAAGCTCACTGGTAGACCAAAGGCAGCAGCTAAGAAAGCTTTTGAAAGACTGCTTAGTAACAGAGGAGCAGTTCGAGGAGAGTGGAACTTCACTGATCTAGACACTAAGGCGGGTCTCCAAGTAGACGGCTTTGGTAGTTACTCTAAGTACTTGCACTCAGACTACTGTGAGATCCTTACTTTTCATGGGGACTGGTATAACTCTGCTACGGATACGTTCCAGGAAGATAGAATAGTGACGGTCTATGACAGAGCACTTGTTATCCAGAACGTACAGAACCAGTCTTGGACTGGGCACAGAGGCATGGTCCACGTTACTTGGAGAGGCAGAAGTGACTCTATAGTAGGCATGGGGCCACTGGATAACATCGTAGGGATGCAGTACAAGATCGATCATCTTGAGAACATCAAGGCTGATATGTTTGATCTTATTGCTATGCCTCCTATTAAGATCAAGGGACAAGTAGAGAACTTCTCTTGGGCTCCCCTGGCTGAGATTCAGCTTGGTGAAGATGGAGATGTGCAGATGCTAGCTATTGACGCTAAGGCTCTGCAGGCAGAAACACAGATTCAGATCCTTGAGCAGAAAATGGAGGAGTTCGCAGGGGCTCCTCGTCAGGCTGTTGGTCAAAGAACCCCTGGAGAGAAGACAGCATTTGAGATCCAGGTTCTAGAGCAGAACAGCACAAAGATGTTCCAGGAGAAAACATACAGGTTTGAGGAGCATGGTCTCGAAAAAATCCTGAATATGATGCTTGAGGTAGCCAGAAGAAACATAGATGGCATTGACTTGATTGCCACTATGGATGACGACTTCGGAACTAAAAACTTCATTAGCATCACTAAAGCTGATCTTAGTATAGAAGGTAAGATCGTGCCTATTGGAGCACGCCACTTCTTGCAGAGGAACCTAGCTATTCAAAACTATATCGGGCTCAGAAATGCTATTGGAGGCGATCCTACTGTAATGTCTCATATTTCTGGCATAGGTGAAGCTAAAATGTTCGAGGATCTTCTTGGCCTAGAGAAATACGAGCTGGTTCGTGAGAACGTGAGGATCGAAGAGGCTCTGGCTTCTGCTGCTCTGCAGCAAGAAGGGGCACAAAGTCTGCAGGAACAAGCAGCTACTCCTGCTACAGATATGGAACGGGATGTACGTTACGGAGGTTCCAATGGCTAAGAGACCACCTGTAGGTCAGATAACTCCGGGGAATATTAATCTGAATAACCGGCCTAGAGTTAGAAACAGGGATGGTAGTATCAGTACAGTCCTTAGTATCAGTGTGAACACAGGCAAGCACGAAACCCTGATCCCTACTATAAGCGACTCTGGGCAGTTGATGAGTAATAGTCAGGCTGTAGACCAGTACCGTAGAACTGGACGCCACCTTGGTCAGTTCGACTCGGTCCAGAGTGCGAACAGTTACGCTAAGTCGTTGCATAACGATCAGGCTAAGCAACTTAACAAACCCCCGCAGGTGAAGCCCCCGCAAACGCAGCAACTTAAAAAGCCTGCGCCGAGGAAGAAGTAATGGCTAAGAAGCGTGACTACAAGCAGGAGTACAAGTGGCAGGGCACTGAAGAACAGAAGACTCGGAGAGCTGAGAGAAACAGTTCTAGACGTAAACTGGAAAAAGCTGGGAAGGTTCATAAAGGAGACGGTAAAGACGTTGACCACGAGAACCGCAGCACAGGGGATAAGAGCAAAGATAATCTTCGAGTTCGCAGTAGATCAAGTAATCGCGCTCACGGTGGGCGCGTTGGTAACAAACAAGGTAAAGCACGAGGAGGCAGACAGTAATGGCTAAGAAGCCTATTAATTTGGACTCTAGGGAGGAAGCGCAGCGTGTTACCCGTAACACCAGGCTACCACGAGGAGGCAAGACATTAATGCCTAAGAAGCCTATTAAATTGGACTATAATCCGACTAAGAATCCTATTAAATTGGACCCTAAGGAGGTTCGTAAACCCTCTACGGCATCACCCGCAGAGCAAAGAATCCACGATAGGAGCCTTGCTAGGACAGAAGGTATTACGCGCTATAATGGAAAAGCTGGCTCTGCTAACATGACTCCTAACAATGCTAGACATTCTCTTAATAAGGGATTGAGGCGAGATCGAGCTGATATTTTAAGACTCCGTAGACGCGAACTTGCTGACAAGGTAGCTAAAACTGCTTCTAATAAGGCAGCCCGTGCTGCAGCAGGTAAGGTCGCGGGAAGAATTGTAGCAGGAGCACTGGGTGGAGTAGTTGGAGCTGTTTTGACTGTAGGGCAAGTAGCAGAGTCAATGTATAGCTCTAAACGTAAAAGTGACAACACTGTTCGCGCGCGCAGAGCTGCAGGCAGCCGCCATGGTGGCGTAGCACCGCGTGGCTAATGTAACATAGGTACGTTACAGGTTTGAAGACTAGAGTGATTAAACTAGCTGCTGCAGAAATCAAAGATATTTACAATTAAACTAACTAATAGGAGTTAACATGAAAGATAAGCCAATGAAAAATAAGCCCATGAAAGGCAAGCCTATGAAGGGTAAGCCCATGAAAGACAAGTCAAAGTCAAAGTCTCGCGGCGGATACTAAGATTGATTAGGTAAAGCTGATGGATATCAGATTCAAGGAGCCTAAAACAAAGGCAATCATGGAGTCTTGTTTTGAAGGATTCTTTCTTTATGCAGCAGAGCTGGAGAAAGAACTTTACCAGCTTAGAGTAAAAGCGGAAAGTTCTGAGGCAAGTGACGCTGAACTGAGAAGCCTTATGGGTCAGATTAAAGGACTCAAGAAAGCAATAGCCTGGGTTCCTAAGCCTGAGGGCAAGTAAGTAAAGCAAAGTAAGTAAAACTAACCAGTTGAACTATTCGAGGAACATATGTCAGATTTGTTTGAAACCTCAACCAAGGTAGAAGATTACGTAGGAGAAGGGAAGAAGTACTCAACTTCAGAAAAAGCTCTTGAGAGCATCCCCCATAAGGAGATGCACATCAAAGGTCTGGAGGAACAGAACAGGGAGCTAATGGCTGAACTAGCTAAGCGCCAAACTCTAGAGGAAGTACTGGAGAATCTGAAGAAGCCGACGGAAACACTGCCTACTAAGCAGCAAGATCCCGATGTTAACGCAGATCGTCTCTACAAGGAAATCGAGGCTAGGCTTGCAGCCAGTCTGGATTCTAAAGTAAAGGAAACTGTAACTGCTAGCATGAGCGGCACCCTGCAACAACAGGATAAGCTCAAGAACCGACAGGCCGTTAATGAAGCTCTTAAGTCCGCCTTTGGCGACAAGGCTGTAGAGATTCTGGCTCTGAAGGCAACTGAACTTGGGGTAACCGTCCAAGATCTTGCGACACTGGCAGAGAACGCACCTAAGGCGGTACTGGCTTATTTTAAGTCAGATCTTAGTGAAGGTTCTAGTGGTTCCGTAAACACTGAAGGATTCATAGGCAGTAAACCTAGTGTTGGGGAAGGTACTAAAGTCTGGTGGGATAACTTCCGAAAGACGGCACCAACCAAGTATTGGGAACCGAAAATGCAAACAAAAATGTTTCAGGATCGGAAGCGATTAGGCGATAAATTTTAACATAGGAGGATAAATGTCACAGAGTACTGCAAATAGTGACCTTATTATCCGCACTGAGATCTATACCCAGCAACTGAAGGATGTTCTTCAGGATGAACTGGAAGCTCAGAAGTGGGTAGATTGGTTGACTGATTTCCCGGACGGGACGACTCTTACGATGCCCAGCGTTGGTGAAGCTACCACGTTTGACGTTGTAGAAGGCGACTTGATTCGATACAGCTCGCTGGACACTGGTGAATTCACGTTCACGATTGACCAGTATGTAGGTTCCGCACACTCGATCACCCGTAAACTGTTGCAAGACAGCTACTGGGGCGACATGGTTCGTGCGTCTTTTGTGCCGAAAGAGGCACGAGCGATCATGAAGCGACTTGAAGAGAACATCTTTAAATCGTTTGGTCCGAATGCTTCGCAAGGTGGGCAAACTTCCGCGTCTGCGAATCAGTTCAACGGCTTTGATCACCGTTACATGGGTGGAGGCTCGTCCCGTATTATTGCGGTAGCTGACTTTGCTTACGCCAAGCTTGCCCTTAAAAAGGCAAACGTCCCCCTGAGCAATCTGATTGCTTTCGTGGATCCGGTCACGGCGTATCACTTGGAAACCACTACGAACCTCACGAGCATCGCTAATAATCCTATGTATGAAGGGATTGTAACTTCCGGCCTGTCAGATGGTCGTCGGTTCATTCGGAACGTGTACGGCTTTGACGTATACGAGACGAATTTCCTTGATCCTATCACGGCAGCAGAGACGATCACTGGTGGCACGAAAGGTTCTCAAGCTTGCTCTGCGAATGATATCCAGAACGTGCTGTTCTCTGCTACTTCGGGCTTTTTGCCAATGATTGGTGCGTGGAGACAGCAGCCTATGGTTGACGCAGAGTTCAACAAAGATCTCCAGCAAGAAGAGTACGTTACTACGTGCCGCTGGGGCTTGAAGTTGAAGTGGCCTGAGAACGCTGTGGTTATCGTCACTAATCCTAGTGCTACTTAAGGAGGCACATGACTAACTACACAAACAATGACGGTCTTCTTGTTGAAGCTGGCGCACAAGGTACTCAGTACCGAGGTGTCCACCAGGAAACTCATAATGATGGGGACATTAATACTCTCAGCATTTCCTGGAGTTTTGATAGGCTTCCTCGCTTTGATCAGGATGCTGGCGGTGGCACCACACCTGATTCGTTCTCGGCACGGCTTGCTTTTATTCCTGCGAACAGCCTAGTTACTGATGTTTATACGATCATCACTACGGCTTTTGCAGGTGGTACTTCGTACGTTATGGGTACGTACCAGCGTGACGGAACTGTGATTGATGCTGACGGGTTCTACACTGGCACTGAGCTTGCTACTGCTGGCATGAACACTAAAGGGAAGATTCTTCTTCCTGATGGTGTGGATGTTAGACGCACGTCCGGTACGTTTGATGACCTGGTGCTGCATATTTCTCAGGATGCCTACGTCCTGGTTACGGCTACTGGCACGTTTACTGCTGGTGCAGCTCGTACTGTTATTCAGTACATTCGAGGGGTTTAACCCCTACTTGGGGAGTTTCTCCTCTTCCTCCCCCGAAAGGGGGAGGGTTTATTCGGACTAATTCCAAGCTTAGAGGTACTCTTGAAACTAACCTTACTCGATATGGTACAGCGCATTCTAGAGACTCTGAACTCAGACTCTGTAAATACTATTGCTGATACTGATGAGGCTACTGAGGTGGCTTACATCATCAGAGACGTGTATATGGATATGCTGGCTACTCGTGATTGGGCTCACTTGAAGAAGACAGCACAACTAGTTTCCCTTGGGAATACCAACAAGCCTACTCACTTTGATATCCCTGATGACACTCAGGAGATTATCCCTGACACATTGAAATATAATACATCTAGCACTGCTACTCCAGAGTGGAAGACTCTTCACTTCTTGGATCCAGAGGCGTTCCTTGATCTTAGTGCAAGCCGTTCAGGCAGCACTAACGTAGACACTGTTCAAGATAATGTAGCTCTGTACATCCTGAACGATAATCCTCCTACATACTGGACTACGTTTAATCAGACTCAGGTTATACTTGATGGGTACGACTCAGACGTAGAGAACACTGCTCAGACAAGCAAGACTCAGTGTATCGTGCTACACGAAGCAGATTTTGATATCACTGACGCATTCATCCCGAATCTTCCTGACCGCTGGTTCACTCATTTGCTAGCAGAAAGTAAGTCAGTAGCTGCAATCCAGATTGGACAGGAACCTAACGCTAAGTTTGAACAGCAGGCACGTAGATCTAGGGCGTACGGAGCCAGAAACTCTGCTGTGTACCAATTCACTGTGCGTCCTAACTACGGAAGATAATATGTTTCCTAAGCAATACTCAGAGAAGTTCTTTGAGACACATAGAACTGATCACGAGATCATAGTTAAACTTGCTAGAGGCACAAGAAGTTTTGCATTCAAGCGAAACGCTAGTAACCACTGGACTATTTATCTTCCTGGTGGGGGCACTATGGTAGACCCTCTCAGGGGCACATTCACTGGCCTCTCTGAGGCTGCTAAGACACTGTACCAGTACTGCTGCTTGAACGATTCAGCAGAAGCAGCTCATGCTAAAATAAGGGCAGCCGCGAAACAGGAGAAACAGGAGAAGGCGAATGGCAACTCACTCTAGTCTTACAGGTTCTGAAGTGCATGAGTGTAAGCTTACAAGCACTGCTGTCCCAGGCGATGCTGGTAAAGTTATTACTCCCTCTTCTGTATCTGGAGTAGGTGAACTCAGGAAGCTTCTGGAGACTGAAATAAGTCAGGTAGTTGATGTACTAACTATTCAGTTCACTGATGTGACTATTGCAGGTAGCTTGTATTTTACAGCTCCTTACAACGGAGTTATCACTAAGATGCAGACTTGTATCTCTGGCACTATAGCCACAGCAGACGAGAGAGTTAGACTTAGAATCGGAGGTGTAGCTGTAACTGATGGAGAAGCTACTATTACTTTCTCCGGCTCTGCTGCCGGTGATGTTGATACTGCTAATCCTTCTAGTGGAAACACAGTTACCGCAGGAGGTGCAGTTCAAGTACAGTCAGATGGGGCTAGCACTGGCACTGTTTCTGCTATTATTACTGTGTTCATACGTAGGAGTTAATCTTGGGTAGAGCTACTCAGCATACTCTTCAGATAGATTTCAGCAAAGGCAAGATCACTGAAGTTAACGAACTTAACTTCCCGGAAGGGTCAGTTAGAGTTGCGAATAACTTTGAGTTCAAGATAGATAAAACAGTGCAGAGAAGACTTGGACTAGACTATGAGTCTGGGTACAGCTTGTTAGATATAGGCAGTATAGATGCAAAAGCTATATCTGTGTTCGAGTGGAAGTCCGTGGATAACCAGACTGCGCAGGACTTTGGTGTTATACAAGTAGGAAGCAACCTGTACTTCTTTGATCTTACTGAGTCAGCTCTAAGTAATGGCTACCTTGGTGTATTATCTACGGCTGCTTACAAAGTAGCAGTTGGAGATAACTTTGAGTACAGCTTTAGCTCTGGCAGAGGAGCTTTGTTTGTCACTGGGCAGAACATTGACCCTTTGCAGGTAGTGTATGTAGGCGGTGTGTTCAGTGTTACTGTGATTACGATTCGTATGCGTGACTTTGACGGTCTTGACGACGGGCTTGAGTATGATGAACGCCCTAGTGAGGACTTACCAAACCATAGGTATAATCTACAGAACCAGGGATGGCCTCTAGAGTTTGAGTACAGTTTTGAGGCTAGGGCACCAGCTACTCCAAACCCAGAGCGAGTTGCCTTAGGTAACCCGGTAGACCAGACTAAGATCAAGCTTGGGGTGTATCCCAGCAACGCTGATATTATTCATATTGCTAGACGTACATTCAGTAACGGCACGAACCCGTATGAGCCCTACAAGTTGCAGGAGTTTAATCTAGGTAACACTAGAGCCCCTAGAGGAAGGTACATCCTGGATGCTTTCAGCAAGGACTACACGGGAGTCTCCGGTGTTGCTGGACTGACTAGTGTCCTGACTACTACGCGCCCTAGCACTACAGCGTTCTTCGCAGGTAGAGCCTTCTATGGTGGGGCCGAAGGCACTGAGGAAAGCACGGCTATTTACTACAGCCAAGTCCTTGAGTCCTTGGATAGAGCTGGCTTTTGCTATCAGGACCAAGATCCAACAGCAGAGGTTACGAACTCTGTCCTGGACACGGACGGTGGCGTCATACGTATTCCTGATGCAGGGAATATCCTGAAGCTTGCTCCGTACCGTCAAGGTATCTTGGTGTTCGCTAAGAACGGCATCTGGTACATAAGTGGCTCCAGCGATTTGGGCTTTACCCCTACTACGTTTAATGTTAGCAGCATTACTAACGCTGGTGTTATTGGAAACAAAAGCATCATCGAGACTGATGATGGGTTCATGTTCTGGAGTACTCAAGGTATTTATGCTCTTAGCATTGGACCACAAGGAACGCAAGTTCAGAATATATCGTTGACTACGATTCAACGAGACTATCTTAGCATACCTAATTCCTCTAAAGCACGCGCTGTTGGTGTTTACGATAGGAATGCTCAGAGAGTTTTCTGGATGTACCAGAGTGAATCTAGCATCACTGGGACTGTGAATTGTAACAAGATCCTCTGGCTTGATCTTACTTTAACTAGTTTCTATGACTATACTATATCAGAGACTAGTGCATCTCCTTTTATTATAGGAGCTATTCCTAAGAGTGCTTTAAGCACTTCAGTAGATACAGAGAACGTAGTAGATAGTCTTGATGTAGTAGTAACTAGTTCTTCTGTTGCAGTTACTATTCCTCTAGATACTAGTACTAGTAATACTTACGGCATCAAGTATATCACACTTGTTCCAGGTGCTACATACAAGATGACGTTCTCTGACTTTAAAGATACTGAGTATTTAGACTGGTACACATTTGACGCAGCAGGGCTAGACGCCCCTGGTGAGATTGAACCAGGGTACTACACTCTGTCTGATGCTTCTAGAGATAAACTGATTCGGTTCCTAGTTTTGCACTTTAAGAGGACTGAGAAAAACTGGATAGCAGCTGGTAATGATTTCATCCTGGACTTGCCTAGTGGCTGTCAGGTTCGGGTGAAGTTTGACTTTACCAGCACTAGTGCAGCGAACAGGTGGACAGATCAGTTCCAAGGATACAGACTGAAGAACTATGTAGTTCCTAGTTCTCCTTCAGTATTTGACTACAGCCATGAAGTAATAAGTTACAAACATAGAGTACGCGGACATGGAAAAGGTATCTCAGTTCACATCGAAACTGAGCCAGGAAAAGACATTAAACTCCTGGGCTACGACATTGAATTCTCTGGAAGAACTCGTTTATAACAGGAGTGTTATCTTAGATGACACGCTTGCTTTTATTGAGATCGAGACACTACAAGATATCACTAGTATTCACCTGATACCTCGTAGATGGGGATCTTATGCGATGAGGGGGATCAAAGAAGTGTTTGATGCTACTAGAGATGAACTTAGAAAACAAGGTATCCTTGAGATCGTGAATCTGATCGACCCTGATGCGAAGCTGCATAAGCTGCATGTGATGTTTGGATTCACTAAAGTACATAATTGGAGAGGTCTGGATGTTTACCAGATTCACTGCTAGGAGGGGTAATGGCTAAGTATCTTGATGAGATCGCACTAGTTGTAGGCACAGTGGCTACTGGCGGTGCCTTGCTTGCTGCGTATGCTCCTGCTGCGCTTGGTGGACTTGGAGCTAGTTTTGCTGCAGCGACTGGCACAACTGCTGGTGCTGGGATTACAGGACTGGTTGGTGGAGCTGGAGCAACTGCTGGGACTGGTCTTGGTACAGCAGCTGCAAATGCTAGTCTAGCTGCTGAGAGTACTGCCCTAGCTTCTGGTGCTACAGCTACGGAAGCTGCTGCTGCAGGCTCAGCTGCCAGTGGAGCTTCAGTTGCTGGATCAGCAGGTGGTGCAGCTGGTGCAGCTGCTGCTGATGTTGGAGCAGCTGGGGTGTTCGGTACTGGTATCTCTTTAGAGGAAGTAGGCGCTGTAGCTATGATCGGAGGTGGATATCAGCAGAAGGTACAGAACGAGGCAGCTACACGAGCACAGCGCAGGCAGAACATGTTTGCTGGCAGACTCCGTGACCTGCAGATACGTAGGGAAGTCCTTGGTCAGGTGAACTCTGCGAACGTGGAGAGAGCTTCTGTTCTGAACCGTTCAGCTCAGACTGGAGGTCAGGGTTCTTCAGGTGAGTCTGGCTCGGTGTCGAGTATCGCATCCCAGCTTGGTGCTAACGTCAGCTTCCTAGATCAAGGTAGGCAGCTCCAGAATGATATCTTCGGTCAAGCACAGCGTGCCCAGACCTCATCCGAGAGAGCAGGTATGGCTGGCGGTGTAGCTAAACTTGGCTCTCTGTTTGGTCAGGGTGTATTCAACGATGTATTCACAGGTTAACTAGATGCCTAATCCTACTGCTGGTGTTCGTGCTGACACGGCTGTCCAAGCTACAGAAGCACTGGCGAGACTCGGAGGGAGACGCGCGCCAGAGACTTCTGTGCCCGGTGTGCCTAGACTTCCCACAGCTACACCTGCTACTGTAGCTGCTAGATTCATGATGACTTCTAGGTACCTTCCTGATCTGTTCAGAAAGGCGTCTGAAGGTGGGGATATCTCAGATACTCTTCAGGCGTATATCGTTGACCAAGAGGAAATGAAGCGCGATCCTGATGGGTTCCTAAAGCGTAATGCTCGTCTTGCTTCTGATAAAGAGTTCGAAGAGTTCAACCAGTATCTACGTACAGCGCCTGCTGCTGAAGTAGCAGGCAATGTAGACCACCTTAGGACAATTTTTACAGAGACCAGAGCTAGAACTAGAATCCTTCTTCCTGCTTTCAGGGAGCTTGCCGTACAAGCTGGTTACGCTCACGCGGATGATCCTCAGGAGTTGCTGGATGAGGCAGCTATGCGCCTGCAAGGCGATATATTCATTGCGAGGAAGTATGAAGAGACCAGTCCCGCTGGGCTGACAGGCGACTTCCTTGGTACTGCTTTTATTGGAGATTCAATCTGGGAGCATGATCTGCCAGACTTTGGCACTCTGAGTAGAGAGCGTGTTAACCAGATACGTTCACTTCCTCCTGAGCAGCGGTTTGCTGTTACGTCAAGACTTCTGGATGTGATCTACTCATCCAGAGAAGGGAACGTCTTGAAAGCAATGCGAGATATACAAGACGTAGTGTTCGGGACTGAAGACCCAGAGGCTATCCGTGCTGGGGATTACTTTAACCAAGCACTGAACCTGATCGACGGTGCTGGAGTTGCCAGTGCTGTTATGCGGGGAGTCCTTGGTCGTTTGAGTGCTACACAAAGACTGGCTGAAACAGCGGCTAGACGGAGGGTGTCAGGTAAAGCTAGGTCTGATTTTGCCCCTCCTCCGAAAGCAACGGAAGCGCCTGCTGCTGAAGCACCCACAGATGCCCCTAGGACCGCGCAGGAGCCTCAGGAAGGGGCCTCTGCAGAGGGGGGTGCTACTCCCCTACAGGGTCAGCCTGCAGAGGCTCCTACGGGGACTTCCGGCAGTTTTACTGGGGAAGATTTAATCCAAGAACGAGCTGCTAGAGAAGGTATTTCTAGAGAGGAATACATAAAACTAGTAATACAGAGTGCTGCCAAACGAGGCGAAACTTGGACTGAACAAGACGTAGTAGATCTGCATAAATTTGATGCTGAACTTCTTTCAAGAACTCGTGAGGCACCGGCTGGTAAGCCTCGTAGAGGAGCACAGGCTGTGGCTGCAGGAGATAACCCTGAGGTTCCTCTGTCCCGGGCAGACGACCTAGACGAGGATATTCTTCCTCTGGGTGTTCCTACACCGGCAGAGGTACGAGCTGTTGCAGTTCAGGGTGGAGCACGAGGACAGAAAGCCAGAGACGCTGAAGTTGTAGCTACAGGTATTATTTCTAAGGGGACTAGGGTTACAAGAGGTGCCCTGCAGGAGTCATTGAGTGTAGCCGACGAAGAGGATGTAGTGCGTCAAGCAACTCAGGCTGAGATTCGTGCTCGGCAGTTGTACAGCAGAGCTGACATGGTGCAAGGTGGAGTCGTAGGCCAGAGAGCCAGAGACGCTGCCGTGCTTGCAGACCCGAATGCTCCGATTCCGCAAGGGACCAGAGTATCTCGCACAGCTATTGCTGAGGCTGCAGAGGAGGCTCCGTACCAGAGAGCTGCAGCTCCCCGCCCCGGAGAGCCGGTGATCGGAGAAGCTCCTGTACAGAACCGCTCTGGCTTTGAGGATGAGTACCTTAGTACTCCGAATACTCCTACGAGAGTAGAGCCTACTGTATCCGGGCCGGCTAAGGATTACCTCGGATCTGGGTGGGATGCCGTAAGAGATTACCAGCTTAGGAATATGCCGGAGGGGCCAGTCTCTCCGAGTCTGGGCAGGAGAGAGCCTACGATCTCTGATCCTGATTTTATCAAGACGAACACAGAACAACTAGAGGAAGCCGCTGGTACGATCTCTGCTGCTGTCATCAAGAGTCCTAGTATTGCTAAAGAACTGGGAGTCACTCCTGAGAGTGCATTCGATAACATCATCCCCGGAGCTGAGAGGACAGCTACGGTCTCTAGTCCTGAGATCGGAGATGCTACAGTTAATATCCTGAATGCTGAAAAGAACAAACAACTGAATGATCTGAACACTAAACTGCTGGACGAGATTAACAGGATCGTTACTACTGGTACGAAGATGCAACTGTACACAGCAGCGGATGAGCGTGCTGCGCTTACCCGTGCCAGAAGACTGGACCGTGCTGCGTATATCAGGAATCTTGGGAAAGTCAAAGATCTAGTAACAGTTAGTTACGCTAGAGTCCGTAAGACTAAAGATGGGAAGGACGCAACCATTACGAGAAATGGCAACACTATGACTGTCCGTTACAAGATCACGGATGAGTCCGATTTTCCTGCAGTGATCTCATACAAAGATATCAGTACAACGCTTGGTCCTGAGGATATCAAACAGCCGGGGGATATCCGTAAAGCCAAGCTTGGCGATCTAGCTGCTGTTGCAGATGAGAAGCATTACTTACAGTACTCTCCGGGGAGGACTGTGGATATGCTTGTGGAGAACATGGAGATCCACCAGTACAGAATGGACGAACTGAAGAATGCTATCGGAGAAGCTGTCAAGGATATCTTCCGTCCTCTTACTAAAACTGGCTCCAGAAGAGTACAATCTGCTCATATCAGGAGTTTTGAACTAGGTAATGGCGTACATGCTGAGATTCCTCAGGTGGATCTCCTGACTGGCACAGGGCTTGCCAAGGATATCAATGGAGAAAGTATCCACCTCAGCATGAAAGAGTGGGATGCTTACGACAAGATGCGCAAGATGGTAGCCACTACTAACTTCCTGATGAATATAATCAGGACTAAAAAGCTGAAGGAAGCGCATCTTAAGGTTATCGATGTTCCCGGTGTCGGTAGCACTTACGGCAAAGAAGTAGGAGCTAAGTATAATCGCACTCAGCTCCAGAGTCCTATGCCTGAAGGCGTCAGGAACCTTGCTGGGTTCCAGAGAAACGGTAAAGCGCCTGAGTACCTCGATTGGCGTTCAGCTTGGAACGTAGCTACAGATCCGAAGAACGATTACAAGATTGTGATGCTTGAGGACATGATCGAAGAGGGGGATGCAGGGTTCCAGCTTGTGCTGGTCCCGAAGAACGCGATGTCAGATATCCCTGATCTGATTCCTTTCCACCAGAACACTTGGATTCCTCAGGCTCCACAGGGTGTGCGCTTTACTGTCGTGAGAGAACGTACTGGTGTAGTTAACGGTGTGAAAGAAGGAATAGTTTCCAAGAAAGTAGTAGCCAAAGCTAGATCCAGAGCTGAGGCGGAAGTGTACATGCGGAATATGCAGCTTGGTCCTAAAGAGACTGCAAATATCCTGCCTGATAACTCATCCAGATGGACTGGAGATATCGATCTGTCTAACAACAGCACTAAGGTCAAGAATGAATACGTGGACTTCGTGGGGTTTAACCCCAGCTTTGTTGACCCAGTTACAATGATGGGTAGAGCTTTGAATGCAGTAGCTACCGAGATATCCCTTGATGGCTGGAGAGAAGCAGCTAAAGCACGCTGGGTCCGCAAGGCCAAGAAGACTAAGATGCTAGACGAGGAAGGATCTGAGAGATTCCATAACGCTGTACTGAACCATTCAGATCCTAAGATGCGGGTACAACTAGAGAGAGAGCGGGATTATATTAACCAGCAGTTGAATATCCAGACAGAAGAAGAACGCCTCTGGAGCATGACACTGAATCATATTGCAGACACTATTGCTGGTGCTCCTACTCTGTTACCTAAAACCAGAGCGGGAGAACTGGTAGATGATGTTCGTCTTGGGATTTACACACTGGCGGATAAAGACCCAGTGTCTTGGTTTCTGTCTTTAACTAGAAGCTTTACTCTTGGTATGTGGAACCCTGCACAAATTATTGTACAGAGTATGGCTAAGTACACAGCTAGTCTTCAGTTCCCTCAGTATCTTCCTATCCTTGAAAGTACGTGGCCTATGTTCCGTGGACTAGGAGCTATTAACTTCTACGCTGACCAAGTGGTAGCCGCTACCCGGCTGGACTGGCTGGCTAGGGGAATGGAGAAGATGGGAGTGGTAGCTAACCGCAAGGATGCAGTGGTGCTGTTCGAGAGGTTCGCGGCTACTGGGAAACTACGAGACGTGAATAACGTAGCAGACTTGAATGCCCTTGGTGAAGTTACCTCAGGAGTATCTGCTCTAAAGTTCAAGCCCGGTGGTCTCGGGGAGAAAGCTGCTAACTCACACATGATGTGGTATCGCGAAGGCGAGCTCATGAACCGGATCAACGGTTACATGGTGGCAGTAATGAATTACGCAGCCAAGAAGTATGGGCAGACTCCTGAGAGAGGCGGTCTGAAGCTGCGTGAATTCACTGACAAAGACTGGAGAGAGGTGTTTGCGGACTCTGAGAACCTCACACTGAACATGAGCAGAGCTAGTAAAGCTTGGTACCAGAATCCGAAGATCTCTGTTGGAGGGAACGTGATCCCTCTTGATCCTCTGAAACTGACGACTCAGTTTTTCCAAGTATTCGGTAAGAGTATTGCCACAGTAGGAGGCACTAGCCGTATGGTTACAGGTCAAAAGAAGACTGTGCAGTTTGCAAGCCTAGTGCTGGGGCAGGGCATGATGTATGGAGCTTCTGGTCTTGGTGCCTCAGGTATGGCTATCTGGGCATACAAGGCTATTAACGGATCTGATCCAGTACAAGACGCTAGGGCTGACCCGGATGGTGTACAACTCCAGCTCTCTGCACTGCAGAACGGGATAATTGGGGCTTCATTTTATACATTCACTGGGGAACATATTGATGTCGCTGACCGAGTTAGTATTGGCAACGGCATTGCTGAGCAGTTTAGCACTATGTTCAGTAGCAATCGTGATATGGTGCGGATGTTTGCTGGAGCAAGCTATAACTGGTTCCAAGAGATACCTGAAACGGCTGCTCTAGTTAACAGTATGCTGGCTTCGGAAGAAGATATCGACCTGAATACTGCAGGGCTTATGCTCTCAGAGCCTATGGAAGGCATCACTAGCTTCAGAAACATGAAGTCAGCTATGTATGATATGTACCTGAACCACAGGTTCGTATCCAGATCTGGAGTTACTCTTGAGCAGAGGGAGTATTCCACAACCGAGATCTTCCTGACTTCTGTAGGTTTTGCTCCTAGTTACCTGCGAGATTACCAAGAAGCCTTGATGGACTCTAAGGCCAAGGCTGAATATATCACTGAAGAATCCAGAAGGATTGCAGAAGGAGCTAGATATATCCTAGCAGGCCAAACGCCTGAAGCTTATATCAGGTTTATCCAACTAGAAGTTAACAAACAGGAAACTGATCAGGATAAAGCTGACCTACTTGTAGCTGTTAGTAACATTATGAAAGACAGTAAGCACCCGCTAACTGAAGCACTAGTGGATGCTTATATGCAAGGGTACTCCGCTCACACAACAGCAGCGCAGGTTAACCTCGCTGTTGAACAAGCATCTAGAGGAGAGTAAATGCCTAGTCCCAGACTACAAGAGCCTGCAATTCCTAAGGACAGTAGATCTCCTGCTCAGGATTCTACAGCGTATGACCTGTTCCAGACGGCCGGACCTGCTGTCGTGGAGGTGGGCACTAATATTATTACTAATGAGTACCAAGACAGAGCTGCTTCAGCTATTCAGCAAGAAGTTATTGCTACTCAAGGTAACCTCAGGACACTGGATAACTTCCAAGGTGGGGGAGAAGCAAAAGCTGGGGCTGTGTCTGAGTATGCCACTAGAGTATCAACACTAGATAGAGCCGTGGCTCAAGGGAAGATCGGGGCGAACTCTGCCAAGAACAGAGTGAATGCTCTTACCCGAGAGTACTCTCGTAGATTCCCTGCGTTCGCTTCTGAGTTCACGGGTAGGAACTCTGCACTGGAAAGTGCGGCCGAGACTGCTGTACAAGGCTCCAGAGAAGTAGAACTTTGGAATGCCAGAGCTGAGGAATTCAAGGCAGTGCGGGCAAGAATGCAGGCTATGCCTTGGCTGAACCCTGATAATCCTTCCCATGTACAAGAGTTCATGAATCTTGAGAAAGAGATCTTCATGACTGAGCTGGACGGGAAACGAGCTGCAGCTAACGGTGTGCGTACTGCTCATCAGCGCGCGCAGTACAACGCTATGTTCCAACAAAACTTAGCTGGGTCACTACAAGACGTGACTACTGCAGCTAACAAAGAACTCATAAGAGTATTCAGTAATCAAGATCCTGTGGCCAGAGGTGGACAGATGACAGGAGCCAGACTTAAGATTGCACAACGCTTCGATTCCTTGATTGAACAGGTAGCCCTAGATCCGTCCTTGGAACCTGAGGACAAGCGTATTTACACTGATATGCTGAAGAACCGCAAGCAGACAATGCTTGAGATCGCGAGTCTTGAGACTCTCTCAAAAGAGATCGAGAACTCTGTGAATATTCTTAAAGGAGCTGCTACTTCCAGAGTTCTAGTTATCCCTGGAGTAGCCACATCTGCAGCACTTAATAGTGTTGGCCTTGGTCCAGTGGAAACTGTAGACGCTTTGAGTAATCTACTACTTCGAGAGCAGGCTATTAAAGCTAACTTTGTAGCTTCTGGTTATACTACTGAGCAAGCGAACCAAGCTTTTAACCAGATATCTGCTCCGTTGCTTGCAGCTTATCCGGGGCTAGCTTCTGCTGGAGTAGCTGGTTCCCAGCACAGGATAGTTGCGGATGCTAAGGACGCGCAGGAAGGTAAGCCATCCGCTGCTGGGGCTAGAGCACAAGCACAGATGTGGATGAGAGCAGGGGAAAGGCTGCCTACTGAGGTGCTGCTTCCTGCTTGGAAAGTAGCTCAAGCCGATGGTAACCGACTGAACCTCTGGGAGTTGTCTCAGAGAATAGACCTGAGTATGCAGGTGTATGCCACCCCTGAGTTCAAGCGAGAAGTACTGGGGTCTCTAGGTTCGGTGTCGCAGGAAATAGGTAGAGCTGGCTACTCTGAGTGGTATATCACTATGCCTGACGATAGGGAACAATGGTATATCATGGGAAGGAAGAAAACTTCTGAACCATTCGAGCTACTCCTGAGCCAAAGCACGGTCCTTGTGCCCGCTACCCAGAGTAGTAATGTAATGGAGAGGCTCACCAGAGATCTTGGTGGGTTCGATGCGCCGGGAGGCATGACTGCAGGCGCACCCGGTAGTCCACAGTTTGTGCCGTTTGAAGGTGCAAACAGAGTCCCAGCTAGGGTGCGTGATCAGCTAAATGCCGCGCTTAGACTGCATGACTTAGGAGTACCTATGCCTGAGTTCCTGAAGTACTGGGGGGAACGCTTCCGTCCTTTCGCGGAGCTGACAGCCCCTGCCAGTTCACCTCCCCAGTAAGACCTGACTGCTGGTAATCAGTAACTCTTCGTTCAAAGAAGTTAGCGAATCTAGGAGCTGATGTAACCCAAGAGACGAACTCAAGGCTTTCCGGGAGGGTGACCTCGAAGTTAGCCTTGAGCCCCATCTGAACCAGTCTACGGTCAGTCAGATACTGCACGTACTGGATCAGGTCTTGCTCGCTCAGGTGCTCAGGCTGCCAGATACTGTAAGCCTGTTTGATAAAGTTCTCCTCTAGGTCAGCTACCTCCCTAGCCATGCCATAGATTCTGCGCTTCATCACGTCAGTGACACAGCCAGTCTCCTCACAGTGAACACGGAACAGGTCAGCATTAGCTTGTACGTGCAGAGTCTCATCTCTGATACTCCACTCTACTACCTCGCACATCCCTAGCATCTTTCCGTACTGCTTGAAGTACAGAAGCATAGCGAAGCTACCGAATAAGCATACACCCTCAGAGAAGATCTGATTAGCTAGAGCCATAGCCATACCAGTAGCTGTCTCGTTTACTGCTACGTGCGGAGCGATGAACTCGAACTTCTGCTTCATCTCCTCGAAATTCATGAACTCGTGCCACTCAGACTCAGGGAACCCAAGGCTCTCAGGGATCAGTGCGTAAGCACGCTGATGTACAGACTCACGATTAGCAAAGCTGGTGAGCATATTACTCACCTCGTTATTACAGAAGTACGGAATTAACAGGTGCTTGTAAGCTTCACC